TTGGCACTAAAACCAATTGAACTATGCGTTATATTTACAATATCTCCAATAGCTAAATCGTAAGCACTAAAAGAAACATTAACTGACAATCTTATAGAATCTCTTGTTCTTCTTAAAATTACTTCTGCCATTTCTTCTGCTTGATAAGTATTTGTTACAACTTTGCCAAAATCAAATCTTCCCTCAAGTAAGAATCCACCATCATCAGCTTTCATAGTTGCATGGCGATCTGCACTAGGTAATCCACTATCATCAATTGGTGGAAATTGTACTTCATCAACTTGGTAATTACGATCTGGATTTACATAGCTAACTATAACTCTATTATATTTTTCATTTTTTGCTGGTGTTTGTAACGTATAACCACCAATAATATTATCTTCTGTTAGTGTTATTGAGGCACTTCCTGTTGTTTCAATAATTAAATTATATTTACCTTGTGTGTATGGTAGATAGCCTCTACAACCTTTTAAAAGTTCTCTTACATTTTCTAATAATTTTTTAGAAGTATCTATAACTGCATTAGTATCAAATATGTTTATATCACTACTTCCAGAATATGGTGTTACTTGAGTTTCACAAACAACTGAGGCATCATAAAAAGATTGTAAATCTATTTCATTAATTGATAGTCCTTTTCCATATCTTTCATTTGTTAGATAATCTAATAAGCACCATGATGGATTGGTTTGATAACTTGCAGATTGCTCTACTAAACTTGAGTTATAAGTTCTTATTTTTCGACCTTTTATTTTAGCTTGAACCTTAGGGATTCCTGTAAATGCGTCTTGATTCCATTTAAACCTTAATGCCAAATAACAAAGACCAGATAGCTTATGATTACTTCCCCAATTTGATAGCGCTGATAATATTCCTGAAGCAGATTGTCCATCAGTTCCAAAGTGAGGCTCTACTCTAATTAAACTTTCTGCACTTGAGCCTTCTTCATTTGGGTCAGCTTTATAAAAATTACTATCTGAACTATTTACCTCTACCTCTGCACCATCTGATAATGCACTTGCCCAAGTAACAGCCTTATCATCTATTTTTATTTCTTCAATTGAGTTTATTTCTCCCTCTGCCATTACGATAGCCATATAAAGATATTGGTTTGTATTGCCACCACCAGAATCTAAAAAAACACGTGTACCACCAACTAATCTTTCTCCATATATTACAGGAATATTAGAGTCGTTAGATTGTTTGTTTAAAAGAACTCCTGTTTCAAAATCATCTGCTTCGTTAAGTCCAAAATCAGGTATCTCAGGAACTTTTGGTCTAAACAACCATGCTATTGCTAAAGTTGCAATTAATGCTACAACTTTATTTTTTACAAAATAACTGATTGCCGCGGAAATTATTGCAGTAAAAAAGAAAGATTTAATTTTAGTTTTTTTAACTTCTAATCCAGCACCACCATATTGTTTTAAAAGTTTTTCTTCTCGTTTATTTATATAAGCAAGGAACTCTCCTTTGGGTGCGTGTTTGTTTAAAATTTTCTTTGCTAATTTGATTAGTAATTTTTCAAACCATTTAAACATTATTCTCTACCCCACTTAACATCTTGTACTGTTTCTGATGAAAAATCCATACCAATATCTGTGCTAAAAAATCTTTGTTGTGATGTGTTGTTTGTTTTACGACCATTTTTTTTTTCAAAGTCAGCCCAATGAGAAACTACTGTTAGATTAACAATGCTTGAGTTTGTGTTTTCATTTATGGCAAAGGATTCAATATTTCCTTTGTAAAGCATAAAGGGGTCAGCAATAATACTATTATTAGTATCTAATAAACCTCTAAATATAGTTACTTCATCATTAGTTACATTTTCGTTTAATACTGTTGAAATAAATGTTTGATCAGCACCAGATAAAGATATTGATAAAGTAGATTTAGTTATATCTATTTCTTCTGTAAAATCTGAGACACCAATTATAAAATCTGACGGATTATAGGTAACACTAGAGCCTGAAACAGAAGAAGTTAAAGAAAAAGAACAATCAGTAATATTGACAGGAGTACTAAAATTAATTGTAAGTAAGTGAATAGGTCTAATATCATTAGTCGCTAGTGCGTTTTTTATCGCTGTTGTTAGGCTTCTCGTCATATAGTTCGTAATTAGTTTGGGTTACACTTTCTGTACCTTTTAACATAGTATATTCAAATTTGCTATTAGGTTTCTTGTATTCTTTAAGGTCGTTAATACTAGCATCTATTTGATCTTCATTAACAATAATTTCAGCTACAAAGTCGGCAGTTATCTTGTGGGTTATTTTATATTTTTTCATTTATTAAAGTGCTTCTTCTACATCAAATTCAAATTGATACAACAAAGCACCATCATTAGCAGTACCAACAGCACCAAACTCTTGCATATCATTAGTTAGATGTACTGTAAAAGGAACATTATCATAAGTTACTGCTGAATCATCTGCTACTGTTTGTAAAAGAGGTGGCTCGATAGTTACTGTTGAAGCACCACTAGAAGCCTGAACATCTGCCACTATCATATAAACTTTATTATGACTAGCAAACTTAATAAAATCTCCTGACTTAAATGCGTGTGGATTGTCATTGTGGTGTCCGTCCATAGCAATCGTTGTATCTCCTACTGCGTGAGCACCATTAACTAATACAGTATTAGTTTCATTACCTCTAGCATTTGTAACTTCTGGTGGGATAATAGTAAAGTTTTCTTTGCCTGATCTTTGTTTAATTATAAAAGCCATTAATTCTCCATAAACATCTGATCTAGTTCCTGTAACTATTCTAATAGTAAATGCAAATCTTTGATTGTCTATTTGTCTAGCAAGTTTTTTACCAGATACACTTTTTGAAATAATAGTATTCTGAATAGACTTTATTCCTAAAGATTCAAACTTAGCAGAAGATATTGGAAAAGCACCTGACATTAAATTAAACTCTCCTGACCTCTTTCATTAACTGCATTATTAATTAATTGAGTTATAGTTCCTCTTGATCTTACAAGTAATTCTTCAAAACCAGAAGCATCTACTGTGTTAATATTAAAATTAACTGTAGTACCACCACCAGTTCCTGTGCCTCTAGCATTTTGTGTTATTTGTCCTGTTGAGTTTGGTATAAATAATTCAGGCCCTTGTTCTCCAACTAAAATTGGTGTTCCTTTTGATACTGCACCACCTTGAGCATGAGAACCACCAATGTTAAAACCTGAACCACCACCACCACCCACAGCCATGCTTGCAAAATCTATAGCGAGTTGTTTCTTTTTTTCTGAAGTAATTTTTTTCTCTTGTTCTATTTGTGTTTGTTTTAATGCGTTCCTAATTGTTTCTTGAATAATTAATTTTATTGTAAAGGCTACCATATCTACTAATAGTTTTTGTGCTATTTCTTTAAATGTCTTATTTAAATCTTTACCAAGAACTAAAGATTCTGCTATTCCTTTTGATAAAGAATCAATACCACTTGTAGCCATTTTTCCTACAGTTTCATTAATGGATTCAAAATCTTTTTTAAATCCTGAAAGAATATTATCTTTAACTTTACCTAGTTCTAATCCCATGTTTTTAGTTTCTTCTGTTCCACCTTTTAACCTATTTAAAATTTCTTCAACTTGTTGTGCAGAGATTAATGCTTTAGCTTCTAAAGTTCCTAAAAACTCTTTTAATTTTCCAATAGTTGTATCAAGCCCAACATTTGAAGCCTCTAATTCTTCTCTATATTCTTTAATAGGTTTTTTTAAATTTGTTGCTATACCAACTAATTGATTGTTTTGATTTAATATTTTAGTAAAGTTTTCATCACTAATTAAAAACAATGATTTTCTAATCTCTAAAATTTTTTGATTAAATGCTGTAAAATCTAATAATAGATCGCCCATCATTGATCTTATTTCATCAATAAATCCACCTATTAAAATTACTAATGCTTTTCCTTTACCACCAAGCATTAAGAAACCAAGAATACCAAATGTTCTAACTCCATCTGGTAAACTCCTAATAAAATCAAAAAGATTTACTAACGATTTACCTACAAAAGAAAATACAGGTTTAATTGCTTCAATAATTACAGCACTTCCAATTATGATTTGTTTAGTAGCTTGTATAAGTCCAGAAGATAATTTAGCACCAAAATCAGCTAATACTTTTTCATTTGTTTCTAATAATTTATTTACTTCTGCTAGTCCTTGTTTTACAAAATCAAAAAATCCAGCTTGTGCTGTATCTAATCTAAACTTAAATAGTTTATCAGATAACATTGATAATGTTCCTGTAAATGATGTAGATAAAACTTCTGTAGCTTTTTCAAACTCTCCACCCTCTCCAAATAATTCTCTAAATCTTTGTTTTGTTTCTTCTGTTGTAACTTGAACACCAGCTTTAAATCCTAATAATGCTCTAACACCTCTTTCTCTAAATAAATCTGCACTACCAATACCTGATGAGAATGATCTTTGTATTTGTTCTGCTGTTGTTCTAAAATCTAATCCTGTAACTGATGCAACATTACCTGTTATCTTTAATATTTCATTTAGTTCTTCTGCGTTCTTAGTAACAACTGCTAGATTACCAGCACCAGCTTGTATTTCTTCTAATGAAAAAGGAACTTTAGATGCAAAGTCAATTAAGCCTTGAAATGCTTTATCTCCCTCTTTGACACCTTTAAATAAAAAAGCAAATCTTAATCTTAATTGCTCAACAGTAGAACCTACATTTAAAATTGATTTAACTGCAAGTCCACCACCTATACCTATGATTGCTGATTGAACTGAAAATACTGCATTTTTTAAATTTGTTAATCCAGAACGAACACCATTAAAAGCCTGTTTAGTTTTATCTTTTGCTAAAATATTAAGTACTAAATTCTGTGCCATTATTTGTGCCTTGCTTTATTCAATTGTTGTTGGTGTTCTTCTTGTTCTAACAAGAGATAACCAAGCCAATGATTATATTCCCATTCTTCCATTTGTAAAACTTCTTTTAAGGATATTTTTAACCTATCGGCAAGAATAAAACAATTCTTTAATTGAAGATCAGATTTTAGTTTTTTTTTACTTCTTGAGGATTGATAGCTTTAACCATTTCAGTTGCTATCCTAGATAAAACATCAGAATCTACTTTGTGCATTAAAGCAAGTTTATCTTCTAATGTAAAAAGTTTATTACCCTCTTTATCTAGTGCTTTCATAACAAGAATATCTGCAAGGATACTTACATCATTCAAATTATCTGACTTTTTAAAAAGTTTGTTTTTTTCAGAAAGTGTTATTGGATTCCAATATATTACACTTGGATTACCAGCTTCATCTTGCCATTCTTCTACCTCTAAATGTTGGACACCTAGAGATTCAAAATGGTTTTTAGCAGAATCTATTAATCGCATAAATTATGAATTAAACAGTTCCTATAGTTAATGCACCAGTTCCTTGAAAAGTAACAGTTCTTGAAATGATTGCGTCCATTGAGTTATTAACTGACATTCCTGTAACAATACCTGTACCAGCAAAACTTCTGTCGCCACTTGCATTACCCTCTGGAAGTAATATAAATGAGATTGAAGCACCAGCAACTAAGCTTGTTTGAGGTGAATCTGTTTCATCAAAGTGCATTTCTAATGTTCCAGAGAATGAAGTTCGACCAGCAACAAATGATTTAGTAGCATCTGTTAAAGCTGTATCTTCTACAACATCTCCTGTAGTTTCAAGTGTGAATGATGTTAGTTCCCCAACAGCAGTTCCACCAGCAGTAACTACGCCTTCTTTTCCGTGATGTGTTGCCATTTTTTATCCTTGTTAGATTTAGTTTGTTTAGTTTCTTTTTCTTGCTTATAGCCTAAAGTTAAAAAATGTTCAAGATTAGATTCATTAATAACTATCTCTGAATTACCTTTATATAATTTAATATCTTTAGCCATAAGTCCTTTTACAGTTTATCATCTTCTTCGTCAATATCTTCTTCATCTTCCTCAAAATCTTCTTCAAAGTCATCTGATACATCTTCTTCTTCCCAAGTACCATCTTCATCTTCTAAAGAATTTTCTCTAATTTCTTCTACCAAGTCTTTTACTTCCTCACAAAGCATAGACTCTTTATCGTGTAACTTTTCGATCTGATCCATTTTCTTAGAAATTTTATCTAATAGTTTTTCGTTTTTCATATTTTATCCTATGGTGTTCCAGCTTGATATTCGTACATACACCTAATTGTCATTCTTATTCCACCAACAGGAAATAAAGAACCCTCATCAGTTTCTACTTGGATAACTTCAGAATCAAGTGCATTACCATTTCGAGTAATATCAGTTTCTAATGCAGTTTCAATAGCTGTAATTAATTCATTTCTTTTAGTATCTATATTAGCCTCTGCACCTTTAACAAATCCTAGTATTACAAAGTCTATCGTACCATGCCTAGTTTTAGCACCAGAACCTAATTCAGAGTCATCTCTATTTTCTTCTGATGTTTGAACTATTACTGCTGGATATTGTTGCTCTGACAACTCATCTAATTGGAATGGTTGTCTAGTAGCTTTTCTAATATCTGGGCTAGATATAGCAGATATAACTGACAATAAATTAGATGCTATGTTTTCTCTTACACTCATATTCTCATTTTCTTTAATTCTTTTTCAACAAATCTGTTGAATTGTTTGTTTATAATCTTTTCTGTTCTATTGTTAAAGCCAAAAAATTCTCTTTTAGGTTCATTTAGTACTTGATTAAATAATGCTCTTTGCCTCATTTGTGAATTACTAAAATTTAAAGATATTTTATTTTTTCCTGTTTTTTTTACAGTTCTACCAGATGGAGTTAATGCACCCAACATACGACCAGAATAAAATAAATCTACTTTTGTTGATTTACCCTCTCTTTGTAATTTTTTTAAATAACCAGAACTATAAGGTGCAAATGGTCTATCTCTAAAATCAATACCTTTTTGTGTTTTGGTTCTTATAATATCTAATAATTGAAAACCACCTTGCAGAATACCTTTATCAATTATTGATGGAAATTTACTTTCTAATCTTTTATATCTTTTTTGAATTGCTTTAGTATTAGTTTTAATCTTTAAATCTAAAGCCATTATCTAGTCAATCTTCTAAATCCATGTAAAGGTTCTCTCTCGTTAGATACAATAGTTCCATCAGCATCAACATCATACTCTACACCATCTTCTAATATCATTCTCCATTCGATATTGTATTGGCTCATGTAATATTCTTGCATTCTTTCAAATCTATCTTTTTCTGTTTCTGGTCTAAATTTAGTTAATGCTGGTAAATAGAATCTTCCAAGAAATAGATAAACACCAGCACGTTCAAACTGATCTAAATTAACTTTTGTATTAACCATCTCAGCAGTATTTAGAACTGTAATATCTGTGAATATATTTGTTTTATATACAGGCCACCACTCAACTCTTAATGCTCTAAAAATATCATTAGTAGTTTGTGCTAGAAAATTAGTTGTTTCTGTAGCAGTTGTAGATATACCAAAATCAAACGCATCTGGTTGGTATTTTAAAACATCTGATGTAGTAATAACATCTGCACCCGTATAATTAGCCATAATTTACTTCCAAATTAGATAAATTATTAAAATAGCTAAAGGGATTGAATACATTGGATTATTTTTAGATTTAATCCAAACCCATTTTGACCATTTCTTTAATTTAAATTTAATTAATTGATTCATCTTTTTTCTTTCTTGCTTTTCTTTTCTTCGTTTTAAGAGGTACTACTTTTGTTTCATTTTCAAAAGTTTGATCTACTTCTTTAATATTTTCTTTTACATCATCTGATGCAACTTTAAAACCTCTAAAATCATACATAGATTTATTAGTTTGATAATCTAATTCACTTCTTGTGATTGTTTTGTTACCTCTTTTAAGAGTAACCATCTTCTCATTTGATAATACTAATTTAACCATTTTATTCTCCTAAGTTAGTTGCGAGGGCAGTTTCCCACCCTCACAAAGTATCCAATTATTATTGGATTGATGAATCGTGATGTAACTCAACACCATATGAATCATGGATTTCTCCAACACCATATACTGATGTAGCTACAATCTCGTCTGCTCTTAGAGAAGCATCTCTTTGAGTTTCAATTTTAACATCTTCCATCATAGCGATTGCAAGTGCATCTCTGTGGAACGCACCACCTTTGTAATCTCCAGCATTACCAGTATTAGCAATGTTTGAAGTTTCAAAGACAGGCATACCAGCTAATCTACCAACAAAACCTGATCTTAATGCTTCGTTTGATAAGTCATTTGCATTTGCGTTTGCAAAAGTATTAGTCAAACCAGCTTTTAAGTCATAAGCGATTTTAGGGTGTAGAACAACTGCACAATCGTCAATGTTAAGAGCATTTTCTCTTAAAGTTGAAAGTGCTTGAAAGATTACAGCAGATGAAATAGCGGCTGAACCATCTCCAATTGCAACACTAAAGCCATCAAACAATGCAGTTAAATCTGCGTCTTGTTTTCTAGCAAGTGCTTCTCCAAACAATTTACCAATATCTCCAGCTACATTTCTTGGTGCCGAGTTTCTTGCTAAGTCTGTTAGAGTAGTCATAACACCAACCTCAGATGCAGTAATAGTTACTGAACTAGGGTTGATTGCTGTGTTAGATAAATCAGTTGCTTCTGCTACTGCTGATGCTGATACATTTGCATAAACAGGAACTTCAACTGCTTTTCCACCACCAGTGATCGCATAGTTTTTAACTAAGTTTCTCATGATGGATTTTTCAGAAGCTACGAATTGTGCTTCAGCTACTATCTCTGTGTATAGTTCCGATAGCGTAGAACTTGTGCTTTCGTTTGCCATTTTATTATCCTATTAAGGTTATTTTGTTAAATTAATCTCAACAGCACCTGAATCTCTTTTCTTCCTATATTCTGCATAGGCTTTACGATCTTCTGGCTTTGTTAAGTCCAAGTCCTGTAGGTTAAAAGGTTTAACAGTTTTACCACCAATAGCACTCTGGCTTCCTGAACCAGACAACGACCCTTGACGGAAATGTGGGTTGCTATCTAAAAACTCCTTAACTCGATCTTCAATTGTAAGTAGTTCTCCTTTTGCGTTATATCGTACATTAGAATTATTATCAACTACTTCTATTCTACCATCATCTGTGTACTTCACTTCATCTTTTAGTAAAGATACGACTTGTTGTGCGTTGATAGACTTTTCTCTATTAGCAACAGATAGTATTGAATTATCTACTTTTTCTTTTTTGATCTGGTTTTTCATCTTTAACAATTCTTGTTCTTTTTCAGATAATCTTTCTTGCATTATCTTTTCCAAGTCTTGTTTAGTCTTAGCTTCTTCTAATTGTTTTTGTTTTAAAATTTCAGCTTTTTGCTTTTCTTCTTCTTGAAGTTTTTTCTCAAACTTATTTTTTTCTGCTTCAAGTCTTGTTTTGATTATGTTGTCTAATTGCTCTTGAGTAAAAGTGTTTTGTTTTGTTTCTTCTACTTTTACTTCTTCTTTTGGTGTTTCAGTTGCTTGTACTTCTGGTGCAACATTTGTTTGTTCTTCGGACATTGTTTCTCCTATAGTTATATTATTAGTTCGCCTTTACTGTCATACCAATCAGGATTGACATAAGACCATTGATGCCGACAATTATAACCACCACGAACAACTAAAGGATTTCCAGATTTTTTACCTTTCCAACTTCTATTTGTCCAAAGTGAATTGACTTCATCAATTGTGAAAAGTCCACTTTTCCTCTTATCATATACCCCATTAATTATATTTCTGCAATGATCTCTAGTGGTAGGAATTACATCTCCATAATATTTAACAAAAGTTAAACCAGCGTCTTTTGATTTATTAAAGTTTAAGGTTGCATCAAAATCTCTAAGTGAATCATTTAATATCTGACCAGCATATCTTTTCATGTTTTCTCCAGCCCTATCTCTTGCAAACTTAGATTGTAGAGTTTGAACTGACTTATCAACTTTAGCTTGAATAGTTGCATCTTCTGAGTTTTGATTTCTTTTTATGTAAGTAACTAATCTCTGTATTTCAGGGTCATCTGAACTAGCATAGATGCCATTTATTGTTTGTCTAAGTTCCTTTTCTAATACTGCAAACTCGCTACCAACTAATGTATTCTGATAAACCTTTTCTGATAATCGCCTTGTGAATGTATTAGATACATCTTTAAATTGAGTAAAGTATTGTTGTTTTAAATTTTGTATCAATTCTAGATCGCCTTTTGTTAATTCCTGAAACTCCGGTGGTATATTGCCAATTAACTTAAATGCTTTTTCAATTCGTTTAGCTTGTTTATTAAAACCCTCTCTAACAACTGTATCTGACCATGCTAAATATTCTCTTTCAAGAATAGCTTTAATCTGTGGTCTAATTGCTATAGCTGATTGTAGTTCAATTAACTTACCATCTGTTAAAGGTAATCTTGATGCAGTAGCAACTACTTCTCGTTCTATTCTGTCTAATGTTGCTATTAATGATTTGTAATATTCAGCTTCTGCTAATTCAATTTGTTTGATTCGATATAATGTTGCTTTTTTTACTTTATCAGCCATTTGTTCTAATTATGTTCTACTAAAAGTTTAGCATTTACTAGGTTTTATTTTATTTGATCTTTATATCAATTTTTACTAATATTTATATATAAAAAACAAAGGAGAGAAAATGATTAAACTACCAAAAATAAGATTAAGATTAACAAACTCAAGAAGTAAAACAAAACATACATTGGAACAAATGAAAATTTGTTATGATGCTATCGCAGATCAATCTGGTCTTGAGATATGGAGTGTTGAAAAAGATTGTAAGTCTATTAAAGAAAAAAAAACAGGCTTATATATTATTCAATGTACCGGACATTCTTATGATAGTTGGGTTGCCGGAGATTATGAGAGAGCAAATGAAATTTGGTATAATTCAGGAGAATTACCATTTGAAAATAATGCTTTTGATTTAAAAACTGCATTACTTGAAAACTATGTAACTATGTTTGTGGCTATTAGAGATTTTAATTTTGTTTTAGAAAAAAATGACCCTAATTATTCTGAGTTAGTACAAGAATATGATAAAGCAAAATATTTATTAAGTCTTTCTAAAGAGCAAAGACACGCATGGTGGTCTTTTGATTATCATTATACAAATGATGTTTTAAGACAGCAATCAGCTTAAATTTAAAATTAATTTAAAACTAAGGCGATCTTTATGGTCGCCTTTTTTATATCTGCTCTTGTGCTACTTCTTGATCTTCTTGTGCTGGTTCGTCTTGAGTGAACTGACCTACTTCTGATGCTTGGTCTATCTCATCAAATATTTCATTTAGTTTAGCATCATCATCAACAACTGCTCTAGCAATTTCTTTATCAACTTCTTTAGCAAAAGTTGGAGAGCCAATGTTTAATGCTTTAGCTTGTTGGAAGTACACTAGGTCACTTGCGTAATCTCTAATGTTAAATGAATCTGGATAATTTATTTCTCCATCAAATGTAGCATTTTGGAATAAAGCATATAATCTAAATAGTTGTTCTTCTGCAATTTGTAAGTTGTCAGCTTTCTCAGATAGTCTAGCATTTAATAATTCAAATTCTGTTTGTAGTGCAACACCAGATGTTATCCCTGTCTTTTGAGTTCTTACTGCACCTGTATGTGCAATCCTATTTATAGAATCTACTTTGTTATTTATAGACTCCATAATAGCTTGTAAGTTCTGGCCAGATGGTTGAAGTAAATATGGTTTTAAGTTTGGCTCTAATTCATCAGGCATTTCTATTACTGCACCAGCACCAGCACTTGCATTTACGCTTGGAGTTTTAACTAATGATGGGTGGTTAGTTAATCTGATTAATTGTTCCATTTCAGAGTATTCATTGTAGATAGCTTTTTGTAGATCAGCAATATCAGTTAAATCTGATTGACCAATTCCTCTTTTGTGAGATTTAGAATTGTATAAAATAACTGCTGGTATTTTGCCAATCATGTTTGGTACAGTATCTATCAATCTAGGCTCTGATCTTTCTTCCATGTAAATAGTATCTATTCGATCTGGATACCAAATTCTCATGTAAGTTCCCCCGTTCTTATCTACTTCTTCTCTAACTTTTAAATAGTTTAATTCATACTTACCATTAACTTGTCTTTCAAAGTTCCAATCTAAAACATTCTCAGGAGTAACGATTGATAAGTATGGTCTAATATCTTGATCTAATTCTTCGGCTCTAGTGTTTGTAGTTACATTTGGTTTATCTAACATCATAAAACAATGACCATAAATAGAAGCATAGTTTTGAGCCTGTTTAATTACTGAGTTTAAATTGTTACCCTCAAGATCAGCATCTTTTAAGAATGATTCTAAACTAGGTTCATCTTGCATAGAACCAAAATCTCTACTTGGTCTAACTCTAAAAAGAAATGATGAATAAATTTGAATAATATTTTTACAATGGTTATCGCATGGAGTGTTAGCAAGTCTTTGATTAAACTCGTTGTCTAATTCTAAATTATATCTGTTTAGGTATTGGCCAATCATATAATCATAGCCACCATTATATGATCTGATGTAATATTCCCAATTATTAATTGTTTCGGAATAGTCTTTGTGGGTGTCTATTGCTTGATCTCTAGTGTATGCCATAAATTACTTCATTGTCCATCTTGTAGGAGCATTAAATCTTGCCTGAGTAGTTAATGGTTTTAAATAATCAATCATATAACCAAGTGCGTCATTCATATGATCGAATCCATCTTCCTTATCAGGAATATTTGTATTCTCCTTGTATATTTGTCTTTGTAAACCTTTTATCAGTGTTTTGCAAGATTGTGAAACAAAAATATGACGATCTCCTTTAGAATCTTTGAGCCTACTATTCACAGCATTGACTCTATCTCGTATGGCTGGGTGTTTATGTTTTACCTTAACTTTAAATCCAGCGTTCTGTAAAATAGATAAATCAGTTCTCCCACCAGCAGAAGTCTTACGTTGTTTAGATGCGGGGTCAGGATATATAAATATTTGCATTTTAGTTCCATATCTATCTCTTAGTTCTTGCACCATTTCATCAGTATTACTTCCATAAATGATAACCTCATCTACAAAATAAACTTTATCTTTTTCTATCTGCCCAACACAAGCTGACATTGGGTCAACGTTAAAGTCCATTCCAATATGTAAAGGTTTCTCCCAATCTATCCCTCGTTTAACAACATTATCTACAGGGTGGAAGTTATAATAAACACTACCAGCATAATTTTCAAATGTACCCTCAAACTCTTGTCTAAAAGTTCTAATATCAATATCTTGTTTAGCTTGTTCTATTTCCTCTGGTGTAACCATACCACCTTGAATAGTTGTATATTGAAAAGACTCCCAATCATTATCTTGCTTACCTTTTAAGTATAATTCATAAGACCAATTACCATAACCCTTTGGAGTACCACAAAATAATACATGGCCTAATCTATCAGATATACTTGCTCTTAATACTTCATACCAAGTACGCTTATCAATATCTGCAAACTCATCTAAGATTAAAAAGTCTAAGCCTGTTCCACGAAGTGAATCATAGTTATCAGCACCCTTTAATGAGATTGTACTATTCGATTGTCTTATCGTAATAGTCATTGTAGTTTCGTTTATATCCTCAATCCAATTAAACTGATTAAGCATTTCTTTAAGAGTACCCCATACGATCTCTTTGGCCATTTTAAATGTTGGTGCTACATACCAAATTCTTCTATTAGGCTGACACGCATACTTCATCATTTCAGTTACAGCTAAATAGGTTTTACCAAATCTACGACCTGATATTAAAACTCTGAACCTTGATTTGCTTGATGATACTTTAAGCTGGGGTTTTGTGAGAGTGATCTTCATTACAGAAATAAGTAATATACAATTTATCCTTATTTACTTTTTCTTCCATTTTTTCTGCATAAGCAATAGTTAATTGACTACCACCTATAACACATTCTGACCAATTGTTAAATTTTTTATCTATTGTCATTGTATTATCACAGTATCCACTAATTGCAGAACAGATTGAGAAAGCTAAAATAAATTTAGTCATTTTAATATTAGTTTTTTAATAGATTTTGCACCTAAATAAATTTCTATTTCAGCTTCACTTTTGATACATTGATATTCTACATTATTACCTGTGTTGCTACGCATAGCAATTCTTTTTCCTTTTAAACAATTACTCATGGATTCTTGTATTCTATGTTCTTTTATTTCTCCATTAACTATCATTAATAATGCTACAACTATCTCAACCATGCCCATTACCATTTGAAAAATCTCTCTGCTTATCTTTTAATTTTTCTACATCTCTTTGTAGCTTTTCAACCTGATCTTTTAAAAACTCAATATTAACTTTGTTAGTCATATTTTGTTCTTGAGTAGTTTCTAACTTTTCAGTTGTTTTATACAAATCTTCAATAAGCATAAATTGTTCTTGGTCTATGGGTTTCTGCGTACTAGCTTCTAATAAGTCTTGTTCAAATAATTGGTTCTTAGTTTCTAAATTATTAACTCTTTCAATCACACCAAAGTAAGCCCAAACACCTAACGCAACTGTTCCTATAATTGCAATTAGATTTCTTAATGGTAGTGCAACAGATGTATTGTCAGATATTTTCATAATGGCCTCACACAAAAAGCAAGAAACACAAAAGCTAAAATTAACATTCCTGTAAAGTAATAGTTCATTGTCCTACCCATAATTATTTCTTTTTTTTCTTTTTAAATTTACTTTCTAGCCATGCAAAACAGTTATCTATAAGTCCACAAAATTTATAAATAATCCTATCCATTAAACTTTAAAACCTTTTTGCCATGCTCTGATACTCCAATATGCTGGAGATAGAGTCTTTTGTCCTCTTACCTTTTTAAGAACTCCACCCATACGAGCCATGAATGATCTTTTTCTTGCTGGGATATGTTTCTTAATAGACATTTCCTTAGAGCCAAAATTTACTTTTTTAACTCTGCCAGATGATTTGTCTTTTACAAATACTTTAAACTTCTTAACATCTCCACGCATGGGTTTATTAAGTTTAACAGTTTTGTTTTTGTATTTAGCCATATGGCATAAATATCACACAACAATGTAAATTTGAAGTTTTATCTCTTGAAGTGTCTTTTTCTCCATTCGTTGCAAACATAAGTATCTTTTACACCTTTAGCACCCCACCTACCACAGAATGACCACTTGTTAGAATACAAACCACAATCTCCACAGCTATTGCCTTTGAGTGCTTTAGTAAATGATTGAGGTAGAGAATAATCTATTATCTCTCC